ATGCAGTACCAATATTGCGTAGGTTATCCTGAATAGATTTTTTAAGTTCTTCCCATTTATTTATTTCTTCTTTAATGCTATTAATTTCTTTATCTCTATTTTGTTCTATAAGTTCAAGCTCTTTATCATAAGCTCTTTCTTGTTGATATTTTTCGTACGCTTTTAGCGCCTTATCATATGCTTCTTGAGCATCTCTGACCGCTTCGGCATTTACTTCCCAAACGAAACCAACACCTTCACGGAAAACTCTTACATTCTTTTGTGTCAGTGCTTTTTGTAAGTCAATGCGCCTTTTTTCAATATCTAACAGATAATCCTCTACTTCGGCTTCTTCATTCAGTGCTTTTTTCTTATCCTCGATAGCCTGTTTCTGTTCGTCATATTTTTTGTTTATTTCGTCTATTTTGTTATTTAACCTATCGAGAGTTTTTTCAATAGCATCAACATATGCATCGCCTTGAGATTTTAAAGTTGAATTCATCTTTTCGGCAGCATTTTTAGCCGCTTCAGCTTGTTTTTGTAGTGCTTTTGTCGTTTCTTTTACTTGCTTCTCAATTTGCTTTTGTGCGTATTCTGCACCAATACTTTGCTTTGCGGCTTCAGCGAGCTTTTTATATTGATCTACTTGTGCAATAAGTTGTTTTCTTACCTCTTCACTTCCAGTATAACTCCAAATCTGTGCATATACAAAGCTCCATGTAGAAGTAGCCGCATTGTCTATTGAGTTTTTCAGTATCTTCATGGCTTCAGCTTCGTCTTCAATACTTGTTACCATATCAACCAAAGACTGAGCCTTTTTGATAGCGGTTTCATCAATGCGCGCTTTTATTAGCGACTTTAAATTTGATTCGGCAAGAGCTAATTTACCATTTTCGTCTGTTAGATATTGTAAATATTTATGACCAAGTGAGAGCAATGTTTTGAAATTGTCTATCGAAATATATCCACTTTCGTTGTACTCATCAACAGCATTTAGTAATGAACTATAAGCGGATTGAAGATTATCTAATTCTTTAGTTAAATCTTCAAACGATTTTGTTATTTCAACTACTGGATCTTTCATATAGCCTAACTCAACCAATATTGAGTTTAGGTCAGCAATAGATAATCCAGCTAATTCGGCTTTGTCTGCTAATGTTTCATATGCATTTTTCTGTTTTGCAGTCCAATCAGAAATATTTGAATCAACTGTAAGACCTCTTAAAGTTTCTGCTATGTCAGCCCAAGATTCTATAATCTTCTTTTTAAAATCATATTTTCTAATAGCGTTTATCTGTGCATCGAACATACTGGTGAAGTATTCGGTTAAACCTTCACCATATTTTTCATCGCCCTTAACTGCTTCGATCGCTTCAGACTTAGCATTTTTTAGTGCTTCAATAGATTCATCAATACGCTTCTGATCGCCAGAAGCCATTGCTTGATTAAATTGTTCTTGAGCTTTTAATATTTTAGTATATTGATCATTATAATTTGCAACTGCAATATTTGCTATTGCAGTATCGTATATTTGTTGATATTCTGTATATTCTTGACTCTCTTTAAAGCTTTTAAGTTCTGACTGTATTCTGCCTAATATACGAGAAACTTCTTCGTCAGTTTCATCAAAATTATCATAAATTGCTCTCGATAACGATTCGTAGAAGTTTATTATTTGCTCGTATGTTCCACTGTACTTAACAGAAATACCAGTTTCAACAGTTCGTCCACCACCAGTAGCGGTTTCAATTTGCGTACTTCCACCGAGTTTAGTTGCTTCTGCACTAATAAAATCTTTCAGCTCTTTATTCGGTCTAAAAGCATCAGATAATAAAATTGTAGCGTTGCGTGCTTTATTTAAATATTCAACTGCATCATTAATTGCTGGAGAATGCGTAATTAGCCAGTTTTCAGACGCTCTTTTTGAAAGTAATGACAAAGACTCTATTTGCTTATCAATACTTCCAGTTACTAAATTAATCGATGTAGCTTCTTTACCGTATTTCTTTATTATTTCGTTTTGTATTTCAAGTAATTTCTGGCGTTTATCATATGCTTCGGCTTGCGATAAGTTACCACTATCTAGTGCCGTACGAAGTTCTAATATCTTTTGTTTCTGCTCGTCTAAATAATCATTTTCGTCCTCTAACGCTTTGGCAGAATCTATAGCCGCTTTACGAGCTTCTTCTTTGGTTTTTTATAGCTTTGACTATAGACTCAATAATTTTAGATATAGCTGCTGCTATAGCAAGTGTAATAAGAGCATTGAGAGCCGCTTTGAGAGTTTTGGTAGCTGCGGTTAGCATTTTTGTTGAAAATGTTGCGCCATTCATCGTTGTGGCATATTCTTCAACTGAAACCTTACTACCATTAGCCGCCTTTGCAAATTCCTGAGCATGCTTACTTGCGTCTTTAAGAGTTTCATTAAATGATAAATTAAAATCATTTGTTTCTCTTAATTTTTCGTTGAACCTATCTAAAGCTTCAACATCTGCTTTAATTGAAGTTTTAGTAACGGTAAATATATCTGATAACCAAATACCATTATCATTTATTTGAAAAGGAGTTAATATCGAATTTTTGTTGACATATATTATATTTAGGGATATAATATATGTATGATGAATTTAGGAAGGTGATTTAATGTACGTTGTAAGATATTGCCCTAAATGTGGTTTTGTCGGTGTAATAATAAGCACTTCTCCAAAAATGACTTGCCATTTTTGTAATACAAAACTAATTGAAACAGAGTATACTGGACGTTATGAAGATGGGAAGAAATATGGGTTTGATCACCCTGCGCCGGTTAAAGCGGATGAAATTATACAAAAGAAAGATATTCTTGAAAATATAATTAAAAAATCACCCGACTTCATCCAAGAACTATATGATCTGCGCATTCAAAAAGAAAAAGAGTTTATGGATAGTATTGGAACGAAACCATCAACAATTGAAAAATGTCCACATTGCGGATCTACAAACTTCCAATTAGTGAGAAGAAAATGGTCGCTTCTTACTGGGTTTTTTACCAATAAAGTTGATAAATATTGTATAAATTGCAAACGAAAAGTACAATAAAATAGTATTATTTAGTTAATTTTTATTCATCATACCGCCATTACAGCGTCAACTTGGACTATACCTTTCAAGCCTAACAAACAGTTAGACTCGCTCCGTATCTAGTCTCTGAACCTTCCACATGAATATGTCCGATGCCCTAACACCGTTAAATGACATATTTTTAGTGGCTTGGCTGCTTTCGGGCATTTCAGCCCTACTATCGATTGTCGCTTAGTTATCCATTGTGGATAATACGTGTTTAGCCTCTCGGCATGCACCATCTATTCGAGTTTTTTCTGGCTTTCGCCAACTATCACGCTTGCCGTTTCCAGCTACGTTGTAGTCCGAATAGCTTATAGGCGTCTCCCAGCAATTTACGGAACGCTTTCTTTCGAACATCCCAACCGTTGTGCTGTCTTATGCAGCCTTCAGTGGGGCGGGCATATTAACTCTTTTGAGTTTACCAGCGTTTTTGTTTAATAATGAAAACGCAGCAGATATCGAAGCAATTAATGTGGGTATTGAACCTAAATTTTCTACTATTTTTATAATTATATCGAGTATTTTTGTTCCACTGTTGATTAAAATTTAATAAAATCGCTATCTAATATTGTTTGAGATAAAGCTTCGAAAGTAGCTTTAAATTTTGATACACGTCCTTCAAGAGAATCAAGATACTTTTGGTTCTCTATTAATGCACTTCCCTGAGAATTTAAAGCTGTTTCAGTAGCACGAATTCCATTTGCAAAGTTCGTCATTAATGCACTAAATACATTGCCCTGACGAACACCAGCAACAAGTCTTGTTATGTCTGCCCTTGCTCTATCAGACAGCGAACTCCATCTCTGAGATAATTCATATAGAATTTGATACGTTGACTTAAACGTATTATTGTCAAGCATTATATCAACGCCTGACAACGCCTTAATTTGCTGTTGTAATTGTATTACTGATTCAGCGGCACCTTCTGCATCTTCACCCATTTCTTGCAAAGACCCTGCTGTATTACGCAAACGCATAGAAATTGTCTTGAGTGCTGTTCCTACTACCTCTGCATTTTGGACGATTTCATATGCACTCGTAACAAGACCTATTGATTCTTCGAAAGAGTTGTTTGCGGTTGCTAATGCCGAAGCAGACCTCTTTAGAGCTTCGCCTAATGCACTACTTCCGATCGCATAACGGTTTCCTACCTCGTTAAATGCATCGACAATTCTTATGCTTTCAGAAGCTTCGATATTGAAGCTCTTTAATATCGATATTATTATTTCAGATGCATCTTCAACACTTTTAACTTGGTCTCCGACGTTTTTATAAATAGTAGCAACTTCACCGAGTTTTGCTGCCTCATCAATTGTATATCCAAGACGAGCGAATATCGCGGTTGCTTCTACTAAACCGCTTATTGTAGTACCTAATTCCTTTGCTTTGTTTGCCGCATTAGTTAAAAATCTATCGTAAACATCGGCAGTTTCATCGGTAACTTTCTTTAACTCGGTAATTTGTTTATCTATTTCAAAAATACTGTCTACAATTTTACCGAGCGATGTGATAACCATCATTATACCAGCAGACGATAAAACCCACGTGAAAAACTTTTTCGCTTCTTTAGCCATACTGCCGAAAATAGTTTTTCCTAAGTCTCCTGCGGCAGATATATCTGAAGTTAATAAAGTGAATTGCTTATTCCATTCTTTTAAACTTTGTGGATCGACTATTTTTTGAACGTTGCTCTTTAAAATACTTATTTTTTCTGCGTATTTATCTACTGCCTTAGAGTTAATTCTAAAAAACTTATCTATTTTATTTTGAGCAATACTTCTTTCTATTTCTGCATTAAATGTATTTAGCGTTCGCTTTGTAGCATCTGTTGTTTTCTTTACTTGCTCATTTATATTTTTGTTGACATTTTTAATGTTTGATGTATTTAGTTCTGCTTTTATTTTAAGCGATTCTGTCTTAATTCTCCGTATTTGTTCGTTAATAGCTTTCTCACTTTTTTGTTCATCAAGAATCGCTTTTATCAATATTTTTAAATCGTCTATTGTTTTTACCCCCTTTCGGGCAAAAATAAAAGAGGTTTAAACCTCTACGTTGAATTTTATTCTTCGGTATCCCAACTTAACATGTCTTCGTATATTGTCTTGACATAGCAATTTCCATTTAGTTTTGTATATGAATCATATAAAGAAGTTAAGTTTTCTCTCATATATTCGGGTAAGCACTTTTCTGATTTATATTCGTAATAAATAGCCGTAATTGCATTTCTGAATAGACGCTGTAACGCTAAATCCTGAACCTCTGTATGTTTGGCTATTGTTTTTACAGTTTCTAATATCTCATTTAATTTTTCGTCTTGCTCTTTTTCTCTGTTTTTCCTCGTAATTACATTTATAACCCAATTTCTCAATGGCTTTATAAGAAAAACCGCTAAATTCAGAATTACTAATACTGAACCAGCAATACCTCCAATTGTTGTTATAATTTCCATAGACAATTACCGAACCTTTCAATAAAGATAACGCCCCTTTAAAGGGGCGTTTTATCACTCATCGTTGTCATTTGATCCGTTTTTAAGCTGTTTATAGATTTGATTAATGCCTGTCGAAGCAAGACCAGACGAAATACCAATCGCGATAGCAGAAAGCACATCAGGGGCAGGGAAGTCCGGCATAGTAAACATACCAACAATGCCGAGAATTCCACCAATGCCACCAACAATAGTGGGTATCCACTTATTATCAATAGGCGTGCGTTTTACTGCTTCTGCAATAAGATAACAAATGACAATTATCGTAGGAATAACTGTATAATCTAAATTCATAAATCTCTATACTCTACTTTATTTTAAATCTTCTAATTTCCCAACTTGAACATCAGAATTTATGCCGTTTTAATTAAAGTATTTACCTATTTCAAAATCTTCCGACAAATCATTATATACACTAACCATCTCAACGGATTCCCAACCGACGATTGCCTTAATAACTGAATCAGGAATGTTGTGTTTCTTTAACTCGGTAGTAAAGAAATGCCTAAAAGCATGCCAATAAATAGGAAAGCCCATCTTTTCAGACAATCTTTCTGCCCATTTATCGACAGTTGACACTTTTGTTTGAATCCATTTGTCTCCACTTTTAGTTACAAATAACCAGTCGGAATCTATTTTGAGCTTCGCGCGTTCTTCTAACCACAAATCTAAATACGGCTGAAACTCTTTGGCAAGTGTATATTTATATAGCAACTTTCCTTTTGACGATTTACCTTTTGTAACAATTTTTTCAGGCGTTTTATATAACGATCCAAAAACTATGTATTCTGGTTTGAAGTATGAAACTTTAAATCTTAGCAATTCGCTTTTTCTTGATCCGCTATATGCTGCCAAAGCTACAAAACAAGCCTTTTGATACTCTTTTTCTTTAACGAGATAATCGAGTATTTTCTTAACCTGTTCTGAATCCAATACAGTTTTTTCTCTTACTGGTTGATTAATTGGTGACTCAATCTTACTAACAATATTTTTAAATTCAGGATATTGCTCATCCAATATATCCTCTATATATTTTGAAAGACTACTCAAAACAGATTTTATTCTTCTTACTCTCTTAGGACTATTACCGTTGTTTCCAATAATATAACCTTGAAACCTGATTAGATCTTTCTTTTTAACATCAATAAAGAACTTGTTGCCATTAAACTGTAGATTCCAACCAAAAAATATATATAAGTCACGCTCATATTGATATATTGTTTTCTTGGACTTATCTGTGCTTTGCAAATATAGCAAAAACTCTTTTATGAGATTTATGTTATTTGGATTAATTTGGGCAATTAATTCTGGTGAAGTTATTTTATTTTGCTTTGTTGTTCTGCCCAATTTATCACCTCTTATCGATAATAAAAGCTCCGGGATACATT